GAGGACAACTGCTCGACGAGCTTGACGCGCAGTTTCGAGATGTCGTCCGCGATCATGGACACGCACGCATATACCGCGGAGAAGGCTAGGATGTTCTTCTGCGTCTCAAGTCTAATTCCCGACTGCCACGCGCCGGAAAAGCTCTCGCCAATCCAGCCCATGAAGCCGCCGAACCCTCCAGCGGCATAGCCGCCAACGGGCGACATGGCTTTCGTTCTCAATCCGGCAGAAAAAACGGCCGCGAGACTACTCGGCACGCAACAGCCCTCGGATCAAGATCGATGCGAGCAGCAACGCAGGAACGGACGACGCTATCAGCGCCCAACCTATACCTGCCAGAACATACACGCCCGCCACGGCAAGCGAGGCGCCAAGGAAAAAGGTGGCGGCGGCAATCGCAGCTGGCGACGGAGGCGCGACCGCTTTCCTGAACGGCTGCGCAACGTACGGTTTATCGCTCATTCCGCGCGCATGTCCCGACGGCGATAGGTCTTCTTCTGCTTCTTCGGTTTGGGCTTCGCGGGAACCAAGGCTTTGTCCTCTTCGGTTGACATCGGCTTGACTGCGGCCATCGACTGCTCCTTTCTGCGTTGCCAGACTTCTTTCTGCTTGGCGATAAGCGCGGCCCTGCGTTCCGGATCGGACCACATCGCGGCGCGCGAGGCTTTCAATCGGGCCTTTGCCTCGGGCGTTGCGTGACCCGCTTTCAGCGCCTTGCTCATTCGCTCGCGGTGTGCAGGATCGGTCCATGCCTTACTGACGCTCTCCGCGATCTTGGCGCTCGCAGCCTTAATACCTTTAAGACGAGCGGCGCGCGACTCGGGCCTTTTCCAGCTCTCAGCAATAGCCTTTGCGCGCAGGGCCTTCACTTCCGGTCGCGCGCCGACTTCGGCCGAGATCGCAGCCTGCCGAGCCTTTACCTCCGGACGCGCATAGGTTGCTTTCAACGAAGCCGCACGCCTTGCGGCGAACTCAGGATCGGCATGCATCGCCTTCGCGCGCCGCGACTGCGCAATGCGCGCTTCCGGCGTCGAGTGACCTGCACTAATTCTCGCCGCTACCTTGTCCCTATAACCCGGTAAATCAAAACGCGCTTTCGACGCGAACGAGCGTCGCTCCTTCGCATCAGGTCGCGCCATCCCCTCCATGAACTTGCTGCGTCTGGCGGGATCAGCCCAAGCCTCGTTCGCTTTCGCAGCACGAAATTCGCGCATTCCCGGTAAATCAGAAACCTTCTTACTTGCCAATGATTGCTTGGCTTTAAATTCCGCCGTCGAACGCGTCGCCTTCTGCGCCGCGATCCATTTCGCGCGCGCTTCGTCGTCCGTCAGCGGCACACCGTCGCCGCCCTCAGTCGAATTCGTGAGTCGCCAGCCGGCCGCCTCTGCGTTCGCGATGTAACCGCGCTCGACGTCCTGCCAACGAATTCCGTCCGGTACTTGTGCGAGCACCTGTAGTTCAGGCGCTAGCCCTTGCGCAAGCAGTTTCCGAATCCAGTGCGCTGTTCGATGTTTAGTCGCGCCACAACGCGCGCGACTGATGTGCGTCGCCAATCGCAACTGCGGATTCTCTGACTTCCCGATGTAACGCACGGTGTTCTCGATCGGACACCGCAATGCATAGATATAGACAGTCATTCTGGCTCCTCTCAATCGCCCGGTATGGGACGATTGAGAGTATACCAGATCAACTTACTCCGAATTACGAAAAATGCGCGTTGTCGAGGTAAGTCACTGAAACATCACGCCTTCTTTGCCAATTCACAACTCTTTCCAGGCGTATTCCCAATAACCCTGATTGCCAAAGGGATATTAGCGACGCCGCCGAATTGCTCGGCGCCGAATCCATCTGCACGGAAGCCTCTTGCGACGCGTCGATTTCCACGCCGCCTTCGTCCGCCATGAAGATGTCGCTCGGGTTGAACAGGACGATGATCGAGCCCGCCGACGTGCTGTGCGGCACGCTGTTGGAGGTAATCACCGGCATGCCGAGAAGCGTGCCGCCGCCAACCGTGATGCCGGGGAAGGCATACGGACCGTTGGCGGTGCGAATCTGGCCGATGCGGAAAGCCGAATCCGGCGTCATGACCCACACCAAGTTGTCGACCGCAACGTTCGCGCCCGTCAAAGCGCCCATCAGCGCCGATACGTCGGTCTCGAACGAGGCGAGCGTAGTCGGTGCTGCCGAGGCTTGTACCGGCGTGATGCCGTTGGTGATCGATGCCGGCGAGACGTTGGCAGACGCGACGACCGAAGGATCGATGAACTGCTGATCCATGAAGGTCGCGGTGTACTTGGTCAAGTCGTCCTGCACCAACTGTTCGGCCGCGGGACTGGAGAACATCGCCAGTTCCTTGGTGATCGCAACAATGGCTGCGATCTTGGCAAAGCCGATGGTCGACGTGATGTACTGCTGCTTCTGCGCCGGGATCGCATTGCCTTGGCCTACCCAACCCACCGATACTCCGGAGGTCTGCGTCGCGAAGCGGATGTTGAACGGCACCATCCGCAGACCTTGGACCTTGCCGAGAATCGTCGCCGGACGGAGCAGGTCGACAAACTCGCTCGCCATGTTGGTGAACTGCACCAGCGGCGATGCATAGTTGGTGTCCGTCGTATTGCCGGAAGCCACCGCCGTACGCGTGACGAACTGCCACGAACGCAGCACGTTTTCGATGTCCGGCGACTGGTCCTTCCATCCCGGCTGTCCGCGTGCAATCTCGGCCGCCGTCATCGCATTGCCCCTCGCCGCGGCCATGCACATCGCGAGGCGGGCGAACTTGCGGCCCTTCGGCAGATTCGTGCTGCGAATGATCGCGTCGCCGTGACGAACCGGCTTCGGCTCATTCATTCCCGCATCCGGCAATACCGGCTTGGCGGACGCCTTGTTACGCTCAACGGCTGCCCGCAGGACGACAAGATGCTCGTCGACCGACTTGATCTCGGTTTCGAGATTGCCGTACTCTTCCTTTTCCGCGGCGTCGAAGGTACGACCCTCGTCCGCAGAAGCCTTCAGTAGTTCATCCATCCGGCCGACATTGGCCGCGCGCTTGGCTTCAAAGCCAGCGACTTGTTCTACGATCGTGCTCATGGGATTTCCTCTAGGTGTTTCGAGTGGTTTTCCCGAAGCGCCGGGAGGTGTGGACAAGCTCACGACCCTGCTTCGCGTATGGCCTGACGCGGCCCGCGTTGCGTGGTCTGAGGACTTGATCTGCTTGACGCGAGCCGCATGGAGCTCGTCGTCGATGGACTTGATGCCGGTGATCACGGCATCGGGATTTGCGGGGACTCCCACTACGGAGAGTTCCAGCCATTCCCACGACTTGAAGCGCGTTCCGCCGTAGGGATTGGCCTTGTCCAAGGGCTCGTCGTCCAGGGGACGAAAGCCGATCGACACGTAACTTAAAAGGTCGTACTTGATCGAGTGAATGGCCTCGTCGATGCGGTCCTTGACCGTTCCGGACTCGGAGACTTTGGGAATCCGGGCTTCAAACGGAATGCCTTTCGAGGTCGGCTTGGCCTGGCTGACGTTGCCGATCGGCAGCGTCGTGTCGTGATACAGAAAGAGTTTGGGAAGACTGCTGAACTGAGCGCCCATCGGCTCGACGACGTCGCCCATGCGATCGGTCCGCGGCGAACTGGCAACGCCGCTGATGACGAAGCAGTCCGGCGTCTCGCTGATCGCCTTGGCACTGAGTCGCGCATAGGCGCGCTGCAAAGACTGCGTCGACTTGCCGTCGATCTTGGTCAGAAGGTCGGAGGCTTCGGACTCGATGCCGGCGACGTTTTCCTGCGCCGCCCGCTGCTTGATGGCAATGACGGCAGATCGATAGACTTTCCCACCCTTGCCGAACGGGTATTTGTAGTAAGCCTTGGTCTTCGCGGCCTGACTCGAATCGACGCCGAGGAACCACTTGCCGTAGTTCGTCCAGTCGTCGCCGTTGGCTCCAAGCAAAGCATTGCCGTCTTCTGCGGAAAACGACCAGTCGGAGGTCTTGTCGACGCTCCCGCTTGCGACAAGCGAGCGCGCGTGCGACGCGCCCGCGGCGTTCAAACTCGTCATGGGAGACTCCGGAAATGAAAAACGCCGCGCGAAGGCGGCGTAAAAAAAGCGCCCGGAGGCGCTTATGGCTGAAACTGGGCCGGCCTTAGCCGGCTTTCTCTAATGCTGTTTTGATTCGCGCTTCGAGCGCTTCATGTTGCTGCCGCATTTCCTTCGCGCTGCGGCCAACAATGTCAGCCGCCTGCCGCAGGCCAGCGTAGAGTTCGGCGAGGTCGGCGGCGACACTCTCGGCAAGTTTCCCTATGTCGTCCATATTTTCCTGTTGCGCTGTATAGCGTGACGTGCTACATTAGGTTTGTGCAGAACGCAGCGCCCGGCTGTCGCACACTTCTCTCTCTTTCACTTTCCTTCGCGAAGACACTGCATGACCACAGTTATCGCCAAAGACGCGAGTATTACTTCTCTGCAAGTGTCAATTCGGGCGCTTGTCGTCTCCAATAAGCAGATGACACTAGCGGTCTTCCGGCAATTGCCGATTGCGAGGGCCATAAAGGACGACGGAAATCTAGAAGATGTGGCATTTTGGGGCCGCGTACTATATCCAATCAAGGACGAAGGAGACGAATGGGTTATCGCTGAGTATGCTGGTATTTTGTATCGATGCCCAATGCCGCGTTTGCCAAAACGACCATTTAGAGAAGACGAACGAAGCTCCTTAGAAAGAAAATTGCTTATCTCGCGTAACACTCTGGAAGGCGCTCATGAATACGGTGAATCATACGTGGCCAAGCACGCGGCGGACGTGCTCGAAATGGAGCGCGAACTTGCTTTTATGCGCGAGGACTATGATCGATGGAAAAACATTGAGATGCCAAACACTAGGACTTCTATCGAAAAGCTCAGCGCATTGCTACAATTGTTCGTCGCAGTCTAAATGCCGCCTAGCCAATCGCCAGCAGTAACCCGCGCCCTGTCTCTCGTCGCCAAAGGCTCAACCGCTTATGCTGCGGCGAAGAAAACCGGCATAGCACTGTCGACCATTTACCGCGCGATCAAGCGGCATGCATTAGCGAAAGCGAAACGATGAGCGCATTGACCGACTTCTTCAGGCGCGTCGGACCGCAAGGCAAACCCGGTCCGCGTGGTCCACGGGGCCAGCAAGGAACCGCCGGAGCGTGCGAATGCAAGGCGACCCTCGACCGCATAAACGCATGCCTAGAAGACTTGAACAAGCGCGTCATCATGTGGGAAACGCTTGCCCGCGGAATGCAAACTTCGTCGGCTCATGCCTCCATTGAGGCCATCGAATCGACGCTCGATTCTTGGCAGGAACTATTGCTCGCCAACGGCAAGAAGCTGCCGCGCTACACGCGACACACTCTTACGCTGTCGAAAGGTGCCGCAAACGAAGAACCGCCGAGCCTAGATCGATGCGATCCGCCAGCCTAAACGAAAAACAGTTTGTATTCGGGCTCGACGGTCTTCGCGGTTGGCAATACACCAACGGCCATCGCCAAACTCACCGCGCCGTCGATCCTTCCGGTTGACTTACCCTTGACGAACTTGCGATTTCCCGCTGGGTCCATCGCGATCGTCGCGTTACTCATGCACATGTTCAGCACCGGATGATTCCCGTGCCTTAGTTTCCGCGACAGGATCATCGATTCCAGTTCCCTGATCGCCGGACTCATCGAGACAAAGCCTTGCCCGAACTCGACGAACTTCGCCATCTCCGCTTCGGTGAAACCGGCTTTTTCGAGCCACGGCTTCAGGAACTTCATGTTGTAGCGGTCGAAGGCAATCGCCTGAACGTCGCAGGTATCGAAGATTCCCCGCAGATGCTCGGCGATGAACTCGTACTCGATGCTCGATCCCGGCGTGGTCAGTAGCTTCTCGTCAGCAGCCCATACATCATAGGGAACGCGGTCATTACGCGACTTCTCGGCGAGTCCGTTCTCCGGCAGCCAGAACGTCGAGTAGACGTCCCACGCCTGCCCGAACGGGGTAATCAATTCGAGAGAGCAGAGGTCCGCAACCGAAGCCAAGTCCAATCCGCCCCAAACCTTCGCCCCGCGAAACTGTCCTAACTGAGCCGCTCCGTTTTCTTCCCATACCGCTCGGGAGATAAACGGGTTCCTTGCTTCCACTCGCTGGTTCAGGATCAGGTTGCGGAACGAGGCTTCGCGGCTCGGCATGCGCTTGGCATCCGATGCCTGCCGAAA